AATCAAAGAGATGGATTTCAAAAACATGGAAGAATCCCTCTGAGTTACAAACTTATACTCAAGAAGTTGCTAAGAAGGAATTGGGAAAATGAAATCGTTTAAAGGATACTTAACAGAATCTCAGGCGCAGTTCAATACTAAAGATATGATCTTTACTAATGCGGAAACTCCCGCATTCGTATTGTCTACAACTGCACTAGAGAGAGCATTTAGTGGATTATCAAGAATTAAAGGATGGCACGTTACAGATCTGACAGGATTTAAAGGACTGAAAAAATTACAAGGAAAGAAAAGTTCCATTTCAGTAATGACGGAAATAGAACCATCAGACCATCAACCTTTTGATGGAATTGAAACTGAGGGGGGTATTGTAGTTGAATTGGAAGGGACAGAATTGATATCTAGTGGCCAAGATGTGTGGTCTGAACGATTAGAGGGGGGTAGGAGAGGAATTAGTGTTACAAAGGGTATGTTCCCCCACATGCATCGTCACTTGGAATTTATGGTGAAAGAGATGTACGAGAAATTTAGTAAAAAAACTCATTCAAAAAATTCAAGACAACTTGGATTTGACTTAAATGAATTAGGAAAAGTATTATCTCAAAAAGAAAAAGGACAATTTATTAAAGAGTATATTGATAATTGTGAATCCATTCTCTCAAAAAATAAAAGAGTTCGAGAAGAATTGAGAAAATATGGAAGAACAATGAATACAAAATTAAATAAGAAACATTTTTATAATGAGAGTGTAGTAAATCAAATATCAATTAAGAATGTATATGCAGTTTTTGAAAAATTTGACAAATGGGCAAGTTCTCCGTGGGGTAATAGTGATACTGAAGAAAGGTTTGAAGAGGAAGAGAAATTACTACAAACGGTTTGGAAAAATATACAAATCAAATCACAAAAAGAGTTAATATCTATGATAAATAAAAAATGAAAACAGTATTCGCTTCAGGATTTACGAAAAGAAAAGGAATAAGAAAATGAAAACATTTCAAGATTTTATAGATGAGGGAGTTAATGACCCAGGCATCTTCAAAGCATTCTTCACTGCGGGAGGTCCAGGATCTGGTAAATCTCACGTTGCTAGAGAATCTGGTGCGGGAAAAGGTAATCCTTACGGACTAAAGATAGTTGATTCAGACCCACTATTCACTAAGATGTTGAAGGATGCTGATATGGCAACTACAACAGATGACATATATTCAAAAAAAGGTCAAGCTATAAGAGATAGAGCCAAAGTTCTTGTCTCCAAACAACAATCTAGATTCATTGACGGCCGTCTTGGACTCTTAGTTGATGGAACTGGTAAAGACTATAAGAAGATAAAGAACTCATCTGAAACTCTTAAAAAGATTGGATATGACACCTATATGATATTTGTCAATACTTCACTTGATGTTGCTCAACAAAGAAATGAGATGAGGCCTAGACAATTAGATAAAGGTGAAGTAACTAAAATGTGGAATGCAGTCCAAGAGAACATGGGTAAATTTCAGTCATATTTTGGTAGAAGTAGTTTTCTTTTAGTAGACAACAACTCCGCAGGTGATGATGTTTTCACTAAGATATTTGTGGAAATTGGAAAATTAATTAAGGACAAACCATCCTCACGAGCAGCAAATGCTTGGATAAAGAACCAGCACGCCATCAACAGAAGGGGTTGACAAATTCTCCAAATATGGTATAATAATACTAATGAAGTGAACTTTCCTATATTATTTTAGTAATGAGCATTGTAACTGACACACAATTCCTTCTACAACTATCCCCACGATTAGAGAAATTTAAAAAGGTAAGAGATTATCTTTGGAACTTTCGATGCCCTCATTGTGGTGATTCTTCAAAGAACAAAAATAAAGCAAGAGGATATGTCTATCGTAAGAAGACAGATCTATTCTTCAAATGCCATAATTGTAGTGTGGGTCAATCTGTAGGTAATCTCATCAAAGAACTAGACCCATCACTCCACAAATTCTATGTAATGGAACGGTGGAAAGATGGTCAGAAGACAAATCAATATAGTAAACTGAATTTCAAACCTGAAAATGTAAAATTCAAGTTTAAAGCTCCTAAGTTCAAACCAAAGAAGACGGTTATTAATCTACCATCCATAGAGTCATTACCAGAAGAACACTATGCGAGGGTTTATTGTGAACATAGATTGATACCTGAGAAACATATGAAAGATTTCTTCTTCGCGGAAGATTTTAAGAATTGGGCTTTATCAGTATGTAAATTGGATTACTCTACCTTACGGCCGAGGGAACCAAGATTAGTGATACCCTTTTTCGATAAAGCCAACCAGCTTATCGGAGCTCAAGGGCGAGCCCTCAATGACTCAAAAGTCAAGTATGTAACAATCAAAGTCCACGAAGATTCACCAAAAGTATTTGGTCTGGAGAGGTGGGATTCTGAGAAACCTACATATTTGGTAGAAGGGCCTATTGACTCTCTATTCTTACCAAATTGTCTTGCAATGGCTGGTGCGGATATGAGAGAATTAGATATGCTAGACAAGTCAAATACCACAATAATATATGACAATGAGCCCAGAAATCCTCAGATCGTACAGAGAACACTGGATGCCTTGAAAAAGGGTTGGAAGGTTGTAGTATGGCCGGATTCGGTTATTACTAAAGATATAAATGATATGGTGTTATCCAGCATAAAAGATGCTCGGTTAGTTAAAATTATAAATAGAAATACTTACTCAGGTCAACTGGGTGAGTGGGAAGTGAAACGGTGGAAACAATCACGATAAGTGAAAGTGGTGATCCTGAAAACAAGGTGATCATCCATGAGAAGGGGTTTGTAATACTCCTTGATACAATGGGTAGTGATGAAGAAGTTGAAAACTCTGCCAGAATTAGTTATGGGGAAGGAACACGAAAGGTAAATCAAACGCGGAACCTTATCCGTTACCTTATGAGACATAGACACACCTCACCCTTTGAGATGTGCGAAGTTAAGTTCCATTTGAAATTACCAATTTTCATTATGAGACAACTCGTAAGACACAGGACGGCAAACCTAAACGAGTATTCTGGACGTTACTCAGTGATGAGTGATGAATTTTATCTGCCTGAGGGTGATTACCTCGCCAAACAATCCACGACAAATAAACAAGGTAGATCTGAACCTCTACCGAATAAAGGTGCTCTTCAATACGAATTTAATAGAATTTATGACAATGCCAGTGTCGCATATCAAACACTATTAGATGAGGATCTTACAAGAGAGTTAGCTAGAGCAGTATTGCCAGTAGCTAATTATACTGAATGTATTTGGAAGATTGATTTACATAATTTATTTCATTTTCTAAAATTGAGAATGAATTTACACGCACAGAGAGAGATAAGGGATTATGCAGATGCAATGTATGAATTGGTAAAACCAAAATTTCCATTATGTTGTGAGGCATTTGAGGATTATATGCAGGATGCAGTAACTTTCTCAAAACAAGAAATGAAAGTCATTAGAGAAAATATGGGCGGTAGTTGGACTATGGATAACTACAATCTATCGGATCGAGAATCAAAAGAATTTTTAGAAAAAATAAAATAGGAGAGACAGAATGAGACTACCAACAATTTATCAAGAATACATCCACCTATCCAGATACGCTAGATGGGATTACAGTCAAGGAAGAAGAGAAACATGGGATGAAACAGTTGGTAGATATTTTACTTTTTTTACAGAACACCTACAAGAGAAACACAATTACAAATTAGAAAATGGAGAACGATCAGAGTTAGAGAATGCAGTGAAGAACCTCAATGTTATGCCATCGATGAGATGTCTTATGACTGCAGGGCCTGCTCTCAAGAAAGAAAATGTAGCAGGGTATAATTGTTCTTATGCAAAAGTAGATAGTCCAAGATCATTTGATGAGATACTTTATGTTCTCATGAACGGTACAGGAGTAGGATTTTCTGTAGAAGAAGAATACACAAATCAACTACCACCAGTTCCAGAAGAACTATATGATACCGATACTGTTATAGTAGTTGCAGATTCAAAGTTAGGTTGGGCAAAGGCATTTAAAGAATTAGTGTCACTACTATATGGTGGTCAGATTGCAAAATGGGATGTGTCTAAAGTAAGAGCTGCGGGTGCACCCCTCAAGACCTTTGGTGGACGAGCTTCAGGTCCGGCACCACTCGTAGATTTATTTAAATTTACAATAAATACTTTTAAGAACTCTTTAGGGAGAAAACTAAAACCAGTAGAATGCCATGACATCGTATGCAAGACAGCCGAAATCGTGGTTGTCGGGGGTGTTCGTAGGAGCGCTCTCATCAGCCTGTCTAATCTTAATGATCGTGAGATGCGTTTCGCCAAGCACGGTGATTGGTATAATCACAACGTCCAAAGAGCCCTCGCGAACAACTCGGTTAACTATAAAGAAAAACCAGACGTTGGTACTTTCATGCGAGAGTGGTTATCCCTCTATGACTCCAAGTCAGGAGAAAGGGGAATTTATAATGGAATGTCAGCCAAAAAAACTGTGGAAGGATTAAATGGAAGATATAGAGATAATAATGGAGAACATATCACTAGACGAGTTGCCCGAGACGATTTCGGCACCAATCCGTGCAGCGAGATCATTTTACGGTCACGAGAATTCTGCAACTTATCGGAGTGCGTTGTCAGAAGAGATGACACTCGCGAATCTCTCAAAGAAAAAGTTAGAACTGCGGCTATCCTTGGCACATTTCAATCTACCCTTACCGAGTTCAAATACCTCTCAAGAGAGTGGAAAAAGAATTGCGACGAGGAACGATTATTGGGCGTTTCACTTACTGGAATAATGGATAGTCCTCTTACGAATGGATCTAAAAAGGGTTTAACAGAATTACTTGAAGAACTTAGAGATATCGCTTATGAAACAAATAAAGAATGGTCTGAGAAACTTGGAATACCCACTAGTGCTGCAATTACTTGTGTCAAACCTAGTGGTACTGTTTCTCAACTTGTGGATTCGGCATCTGGTATTCATGCACGACATAATCCATTCTACATCAGAACAGTAAGAGCAGACAATAAAGATCCTCTTTGTAAACTCATGCAAGATATGGGATTCCCAAATGAGGCAGACGTAACAAAACCAGAACATACTACGGTATTTTCTTTTCCAATGAAAACTCCAAAAGGAGCAGTTTGTCGAATGGACATGACTGCATTGGAACAATTAGAACTATGGAAAATTTATGCAACGAGTTGGTGTGAACATAAACCATCTGTTACAATCTCCGTAAAGGAGGATGAGTGGGTTGACGTAGCAGCTTGGGTGTACGAACATTTTGATTCTATTAGTGGTATATCATTTCTTCCATTCAGTGAGCATGTATATCGTCAGGCACCATATCAAGATTGTACAGAGGAAGAGTATAAAGAAGCCTTAAAAACGATGCCAAAAAATGTGGATTGGGCAGAGTTATCAAAATACGAATCACAAGACTATACCATAGCAAGCCAAGAACTGGCCTGTACGGCAGGAGGATGTGAAATAATTTAGGACACCAGATGAAACATTCATTAATCATCATCATATTTACAATATTATTCACAGGATGTACCATAAACATGGCACCATCACAGGAACAAGTTGAGAAGAAAGTTCCTGCACAAATAGAGATGAAACAGGCCGAACAGAGTAAACACGATCCATGGCCACAAGATGGAAAAGAGTATTGGTACGCCAGATACTTTCATACAATGGCGAGCCATCCAGGCATTCAACAGCGGATAAAACCAGAAGATGTATTTGAAATAGTCAAGTGTACCATGAATAAATACGAAGAAGATCATTCGTGGGAATGGTTTCGTAAGAATCTTGCGGATGTTCAAATACTTACTCCAGAAAATACTCAGTATGTATACACTGTCACTAGATCGTGTGCAGATACACAGAGGGCTAAGGAGTCAAAACCAGTAGGATTAAGAGAAACTATATAATTTAGGAGAGTATGATAAAAATAAAACCAGCAGATGACTATGTATTATACGAAGTCACTTGTGATTATTGTGATAAAGAGTATACACTCAATTTGCCCGTAGAGGGATTATTACCAGAAAAAGATGTAGAATCGTTGGAAAGTTGTGCCTTTTGTGGTAATTTAATAGAAGATCCTGTTGAAAGGCACAGCCATGATGATGATAGCTGGGATTGATTATTCGCTAACCTCACCTGCAATATGCGTATGGAAAGAAACCAATGATACTAGACAGTTTAACTTTAATATGTGCACTATACATTATCTGGAAACTTCACAGCGACTCCAACGGGCCACCCCGCATGGGATTTTAAATCTACGGCCAGACATATATCCAGAATGGGAAACAGAGGAACAACGACATGATCTACTATCAGAGTGGGCCATGAGTTGTATACGAGGATGTGATGTATTCATAGAAGGATACGCATTCGCTACTTCTGGAAAGTCTCATGTTCGTTCTGTTGCTGAAAATTCTGGACTACTGAAACACAAGATGTATAAAGTACGCCAGACTTTTACATCAATACCCCCCACTGTTATTAAAAAATATGCTACAGGAAAGGGAAATTCAAATAAAGAAGTAATGCACGAATTCTTTATAAAAGAACCAGAATCTCCCCCAACCCTAAAAACTATCCTTAGACCCAAATCAACCAAACTAACAAGCCCCATATCCGATATAGTAGATGCTTATTGGATATGTAAGTATGGATGGAGAGAACTTTTTGGACAACTTTCACCAACTCTTTGAACTTATGAATCAAAACACTCAAAGAAAGAAACAAAAGAGGGAATGGTATCATAGGAATAAAGAAGCAGTTCTAGATCAACAGAAGAGTAGTGAGAAGAAAAAGAAAAGTCAAAAAGAATGGTATAAGAAAAATAAAGAAAAATGTATAACTAGAGCCAAAATGTGGAATAAAGAAAACTTAGGTGCTAGAAAATTAATAGTCGAAAGACACAAACATAGGAAAGGAAGCTCATGCCAATGGACATCGACAAACCCCAAATGAAAGATAGGATTATTAATTATTTGGACTATATGGAAGATAAAGACTTACAAGACATAGCCACGTTACTCTATAATATTTCAAAACAAAGAGCTGAAGTAAAAAGAAAGAAAGACCTAGAATGAGTGAATTAAATAAATATAAAGGATTACCTGACGTATTACTACCCCAAATCGAAAACCAATGTAAAAGACGGATTGAGGCATTAGAAAAGGTAATATCATTACAAACCGAAGCCCTAGAGGAATCTTTAAAGGCGATATATCTTCAACTAGATGAGGCTAAACAAGACCTTGAAGATATAGAAAGTCAAATAGGTAGTTAGTATGATTGGTAGAATATTTGTAGGTACATTTTTAATGGGGATTATGTGGTCTATGTTCGATGTAAATCCTATAGTTACAGGACTAATTATAGGTGTCTTGTACGGACTAACAGACCTCGCTAAAGAACAAGGAAGAATTAAATGAGCATTTGGGTAGAATACTGGATTGATCCATCAAAACCAAATGGATCTCATGCACAAATGAATACACAAAAAGTATTCATAGAACCAGAGCCAGAAAGTATTAGTAGAAGATTTTTTGATTCACAAGATATCGCACAAAAGTTTGCAAAAATATTAAAAGAATCTGGTCACTTGGTACGAGTAAAAACAGATAGATCATCGTAAAAATAAAGGGAATATATGTACAAAGTAGTATTAATTTTAGTGGTGATGATGTCAACAATATTTGTCGGATGTGAATCCATACGACAAGCAAAAGGTTGTTTCGGATATTGGGAAGACAGTGGTATGAAGAGAGGAACGAGAGGAACGAGGAAGGATTATCCAAAACCTTATCGACAATGTGTGGATGAAAATTCCCCCCATTCAAATTTAGAAAAAAGACCATACGGATGATTAAGTTATGGGTTAAAAAACTTATAATTTATATGATAATAATATACATAGGAGCTATTGCTGGATATGGACTTTTAACAATAGTGTCGTTATTTTGGTAGAATATGAAATTGCAGAAACATAAAATAATTTATGTTGATATTGATGGTACAATATGTAGAACACCTTACATATATACAACAGGATCAAATCAGTATGAATTGGCTGAACCAATACATGAAAGGATTCATTCTATAAATGAGTTATTCGATGAAGGTCATACCATAGTATATTGGACTGCTAGAGGTGCAGGATCTGAAGATAACTATGAAGACCTCACTCGTAATCAATTATTACAATGGGGTGCAAAGTTCACTAAATTATTGTGTGGTCACAAACCACATTTTGACCTCTATATCTGTGATAAGAGTTGGAATAGTGAGTCATTTTTTCAATATAAGGAGCATGGGTTGCCATGAGTGAAGTAATATTAAGGATGACTGAGAGAGCTCAAGAAGTATATCTAGAGTCGTTGGACTCTGAAGGGTTAGATCCTCAAACCACCTATCTAAAAGTTGGAGCTAAATCGGGGGGATGTTCTGGATGGAAATTTACAATAGAAACTACAGACACAAGAACAGCAGCAGACTCAGCATATTTTCATGGTGATGTTAGGTTGATAGTAAATCAAATACAATTACATACCGTTATAGGTGGAATTGAATTAGATTATAGTGATAAGAATTTAGTAGAACAAGGATTCGTGTTCAAAAGGTTAGGTACTGGCCAATTATGTGGTTGTGGAGAATCATTTACACCATTAGGATCAAAACAAGAATTGGGATGGAAATTATGAGAGTATACGTTTATTCGGGTGAAGAGAGAAAGATGAAAGTGCGTGGTAGTAATATGAAAGACCTTTACAAACATATTAGAAAATTGTTTGCTGACGGACATACGAACATCATCGTTTCTGGAGGCATAATCGGCACATGGAGGTAATTGTACATGGCAGAAATCATAATCAAAAAATGGACAGTTGCATCAGTCCAAGTGGTTTACTATATTCCAGATTACTTGAGTATAGTCAATGAATTCATTTGGCAAACAGAAGACCAAATGGATGGATATCCTAGAATAACAAAGTTTCTAGATTATTGGGATAAGAACATTGATGGCCCTATAAAGGAAGCCTACATCTATGACCACGGAATATCTAAAGTTAGGCATGTGGATAGAAGATATAAATTCAATTAGGGGGATAAATGTTTATTGTAAAATATTGTAAAGAATACTATCCTCAAGCTCTGAGTTTATCTGCTAAAATCAATAGCCATATTATGGATACTTGTCAAATAGAAGAAGGTGAGGATAATCAATTTGATTTATTCCTCAATGGAGAAATATTTCTCTCAAAAAAACACATGGGTAAATTTCCTCAATTAAAAGATGTAGAAAGGTGTCTGGAATTATTAGATCCATACTCAGGATAAGGACACTAATGTACAGAGAAGTATGTAGAATTATAGCAGGAGTTTGTTTAATTGCAGGAGGGTGGGGATTTATAGAAATAGACCAATCACTATATGGATGTGGAATATTTATTTGTTGTGCGGAAATTGGAAATATGATGACCAATAAATAGAAAGAGACAGCTCTTTCAACTCAAATAATATTTAAGATTTAGGCACCAAATGGCCAAAGGATAACTCTGGCCCAATTGAATAAGAGAGAAATTGTAAACTAAGTGGGAATAAACAAAACAATTAACAGATTTTGGCGTGATTGGGCGGCCCTCGTATATCTTTGGATTTGTCTGTGTGACTTTTTCATAGGGCCAGTCGTTTGGAATATGCAGATGAACGACTATTGTGTGGATATGGTTGCTAAGGGATTAGTCTGTGATGCGTCACGATGGGTGCCACTCACTCTTGAAGGTGGAGGAATTTTACATATATCATTTGGAGCAATTTTAAGTGCAACAGCTTGGAAGAAAAAAGAAGAAATGGATGTTCACCATAGTAGGAATAATTCTACTACTTAGTGGGTGTGCAAAGAGTATAGAAGAGGTGGGTGCAACAAGTGGTGGTAAGTCAACTCTACCAGTTACAGTCTCAGCTCTAGTCGAACACGCAGAATATTGTCAATCAATTTACGATAGTGGTGGATCTCAAAGAGATGAAGTTGCATTTGAAGTAAAACAAGACAATGGTATATCAATAATTGTTATTAGAGGTACTGCGAACGAAAGTAATGTACTATCTGATATTGATGTGAGACTGATACATGATATTCGTACAGGAATCTATCTCCATAAAGGATTTAGAGATGCTGCCGTAACTATTATGCAAATTATAGATAACGAACATACCATTAATCATACTGTACACGTTACAGGGCATAGTTTAGGCGGAGCTGTTTCACAAATAATAGGAATGTGGTTACATATGAGAGGACACAATGTTCAAATTTTTTCTTACGGATCACCAAAAATTTCTAGTCAAGTTTTGTCTGGTGGACAACCCACTCATTGGCGTGTGGTTCGCCGTAGCGATCCTATTCCTTTTACTCCTCCCTGGCCTTATGTTCATACAGGCATTTTTATAGATAGTCAAACTTTGGATTGGGGGCCAGAAAATGATGATGGTCTAATTTCAAAAACTGATGGGTTGGATCATTCTATTTCAAAATATGTGACAACTTTAAAGGTTTATGAATAACCAAGTATTTTGTCTTAGACACAATATGTTCCTCTAAAACAGAAAATTGGTGTTCACATAATCCCAAATATTTTTGCGGTCGATATATTCGACTTCAAATATAAATGTCTATTATAAAAATGTTGGTATCCTGACATAGTTTATATGATTAATTTGATTATAGACCCCCTACATCAAGTTTAAACCCTATTATAATGAACTAAATTATGAATGATAACACCTTTAAATATCAAATTATGAGAGGACTTATACCCTCTGATTCAGCTCATATTTTATGTTCTAATATGATGTGTGAAGTTCTACAAAATAATGTAAAGAGGGGTAAAGGATTTCCCTCAGCTGAACATGAGAAAACTTTAAACATTCGCGAGAACGATAGCCTTTTTCTTTTACATTCATTACTAACATCTAAGGTAGAAGAAGTTACTGGTAACGTAAAACTTTATCCCACATATTATTATGCTAGAACTTATCTCAAAGACTCTGATATGTTCGCCCATAAAGATAGACCTCCTTGTCAAAATAGTCTAACAATGAATCTTGGGCAATCTCATAACTACCCATTTTTCATAGAATATGAGGATGGAAAGTATGAGGAAATTAATTTAAAACCTGGCGATGCTGTAATCTATAAAGGATGTGAATGGAATCATTATAGACCAGTATTTGAGGGTGATTGGTATACTCAAGTATTTCTTCATTGGGTAGATGATTCCTCAGAAAATAAAGAATTACGATATGAAAATTTAACTGATCCGAGTGTAATTCAACAACAGAATATTAAATCATGGAACAAATTACTTAAAGGAAAATAATATGTCATACTTAGACGGTATCTGGCAAAAGATAGCAGCAGTTACTAAAGAAGAAGTTCAAATATCTGTCCTTAAAGATGAGATAGAAATATACAAATTACGATTAAATCCATCCGATTCTAAAATTGATGTCCTCTATCTTCAAGATACTATTGGTGTTATTGAGCGTAGAATATCTGAATTGGAATGCCCAAAATAATTAAAAGATTTGCCTTGACAAACCTCTCTCGATTAGGTATAATAGTAGGTGAAGAGTGAGGAAAGGGTTCTTGCTCAAAACCCAAATGAGAAAATATTATGTGTATGTTACGTTGTTTTTATGAGTGTTCAGATGGAAAATTGGGGTGGTCAGAAGTGACGATGGCCTACGGAGAAGAACTTGCAGAATTGATTGACCATTATCGTAGAGTTGGTATGATGGTTACAACTGAACATTTTGATATGGTGTAATTTAAAGATTTGCCTTGACAAGTGTTAGTCATTTCTGTATAATAGTACATGAAGAGTGAGGAAAGGTTCCTCACCGATAACTTGAATGAGAAAATATTATGAGTATAGTGAAAAGAGATTTTAGTTTGAACAGAAGTTTAGAAGAGTTACTTAATTCCTTTTGGGAAGGAGTAAATTCTGGAGAACTACTCGACAGTAATGAGATAGAAGCGATGGATTGCTTGGAAAACCACCTCTTAAATTTGGGGGTTTTATGAGAATAGATTTGAGTTTAAATAGAAGTTTAGAAGAAATGTGTTCTTCTTGGGCGGAGTTTACAGACTCCAATGAAATCAAAACTGAAGAAGAAGAAACTGAATTTGGAGCACTTGAAGATTTTCTTGATGTCAGTTTTGGATTCTTAAAATAAAAAGTTATTATGATGAAAACTAAAAACGTAAAAGGTAAGAACAAACCAGAACTAAGATTCAAAAGTAAGAAACAATTCTTTTGGAGATTTTCAGTATTGAAAAAGTCTGGTGGTGAGATAACTGTAACTGATAGAACACCAGAGATGGATGTGAAAGAGTATAATAGAATAGAATTATTAGTGAACAAACGTGTTCGCTGGGAACTTGGTTCTGAAGGTTACATGAAATGGGATTCGTGTGGAGTCAAAGACATTCCTACATTGGCCAGAGCATATGGTATCTCATGAAATATCTTTTACTTTCTGTGATTGTACTCGGTATGTTTGTATTGAAAGTGGAATCGTCAGAACCAAAATACATGACAGAAGAGGTGTGTGAAGTTCCTACTGGATGTCCATTCGTTGAGGGGAAGTGTATAGGGTGTATAACTAAAAAGATCCACCCACCTGCACCAACTATCAATAAATATACCACTAACAACTTTAACAAGACAGAGATTCATAACCATTCAACAGAAGTAGTAACCGAGATAATAAGAGAAGTAATTCAAGTTCCAGTAACTACAGAACTCAAAGTAGTACACGAAATAGTTACTATATCTGAACCAATGGAGAGACTTAGACCTTACGTTTCGGTAGATGATAACGACAAAATTTCTATACTTGGAGTAAAACATTTAGGAAACAATGTCTGGAATTTCAAAATGAAAACCAGAGGTAAGTCATCAAAATGTACGTCTTCAAGGATAACAACAAACTTTACAGGTGGTGGAGCTTCTTGTAACAATGAGTTTTTCCACTATTCCGTAGATTGGGAGTAAGTGAAATTCACTCAAAGCGCAGCAAAACAACTAGTACAAATAATGGAAAGAGATGGTCTGAATCCATCAACCACAGCTATACGAATGGGTGTAAAGGGTGGTGGATGTTCTGGATTTACTTATACTTTAGACTTTACTTCTAAGGTTACCAAGAGAGACTTGACATATTCTTCCTTTGATGTTACAATAGTAGTAGATAAAAAATCAAACCTATACATTGGACAGACCACCATAGATTGGTCAAATGACCTACAAGACAGAGGATTAAAGTTTGATAATCCACTCGCAAAGGGGTCTTGTGGATGTAAAACATCTTTTCAGATAGACCTTGAACAGACAAAAAAAACAAACTCAAACCCTAGTTGGATGGACAACTCAGATTACATATAATAATGATAACAGTTACGACAATGTTTATAGTTCAAGTCATCATTGTATCTTGGATTGCAATTACTAATCCCGAACCTTGTCCCAAAAAGTATATGGATATGAGTGGTGATGTGACTCAATATTGTGAAATAACCTCAGCTGGACTTGGTACACAATGGTCATTAAAGGAATAATAATACTTCAGTTTATTTTAATAGGATGTACTACAATACCTTGTCCCAAAAAGTATATGGATAGTAAGTACATTGCTCGATATTGTGAACTTGATTATGGTGGAAAGTTTAAATTGATTGGGGAATGATCATCTAAATGAACAAATTAATAAGGAAAGAATGAAAGCAACAGTATATACAGGATTAGCATGTATTTGGTGTGAGAGAGTAAAGACGTTACTCAAAGACAATGGGTATGAAATAGAAGAAATCATGGTGAATCAAGACATACTCAAAGAACTAGAAATCAAAACCGGCGAAGTAATACGAACTGTCCCACAAGTCGTAATAGACAATGTTTTGGTGGGAGGATATCAAGAAACAGAAGAACTAATGGTTGGAGCTGCTTCCATCAATAAGGTATAACGTATGAATAAAAAATCACAAAAAGTAGACGATGCATTAGTAGTAGGAGTAATGTTCAGTATAATACTTGCTATGTTAATCTGGACAGCTATAATGCTCCATGGCGTAAAGAAAGATGTCAAACATATTGGTGTTCAATTAGACTCAATTCATGTAACTCTAACTGAAATGCTCAAACCAATGGAACAACTCTGTAAAATACCAGAAGGATTGGAAGACTATCTAAAGGTTGATACAGACATCTCAGCAGAGGCTAATGAATAATCACGAAAGAGAAAATTATGGATGGGGATTAGTTCAAGATTTGATAGAGAGAGAAGTTAACTCTGCGTTTAAGATCAGAGAACCAATAGAAATGCCCAATAAGAAAGAGATTAAGAAGGTGATACGGAACGTCTGCAAACACCATAGACAGAAGAAATTGGGTAAGAATGAATACTGGTCACCCCATCCATTTGAATTAAAAACCCCCCAAAAAGGGGTGTATGACGGAACTATAGAATATGAATAATGAATCACCAAATCAACTAGAAACGAGACTCAAGAGACAGTATAGTCTACTCGATATGAAGAGTATATTACAAGAAGAACTTGAAGATATCAAAGATCTCATAGAAGAGGTCAATGAACCACAACCACACGCGTGGTCTTTCAGAGTATGCTAGAGATCTGGGCGGCATTCATATTATATGCTTCTCCATTTCACAGAGAGATACACAAAGAATTCTCTTCAGAAATAGACTGTTGGAATTACTATGAGATATACGGAGAGTCACTATTCGGTACTCAACACCGTGACCATCAGAACAATAAACCAACTAAAGACTTCCACTTCAGGCTCCCTTGGTTGAACTACCCAGTAAGAACATACAAGGGATTAAACAATAACGATATGATATGGGTAACCTGTGATATCAAAAATGACAACATCATTATAAGGATCAGATGAAATCGCTCAAACAAAAAGAACAACAATCTGGATACAACAGAGATGCTCTCATATTCCGTATACTAGAACAACATAAAATAGAACTACAAGATATGACTAATAAACAACTAGTCGATGCATGGAAGTTCACCATGACTGTACAAGAAGAACCATCAACTAGAGTCACAGAAATACTAGGAGATGCTTACGATGAGACAATCAAAGAAGGAGCAGAAGAACTCATAAGAAAGGCTAGAGAAGAAGGATTAATCATCACACCTAAAGTCTCACCAAATGACAAGAGGATGGCATCCAAATGGGAAAAACATCAAGAGTACAGTAAACAAACATCAAGAGAGAACCTAAGAACAGAACCTAGACATCAAAGTGAAAAGTAATACAATGGAAGACATAGGACAGAAGAAAGAAGAGTTAATACAGAGTATACTAGTACACCATAGAGAGAGACTAGAAGAGTATAGTCTAGAAGGATTAGAAGAAGAACTAGTCTCGGTTACACCAGAAGACGAGTTCGATTCAGAGAACTTGCCAGATGGAGCAGTAATAGAACACGATGGATATACCACTTGTGATAAGTGTGGTGGAGAGGCCACTATAGTAGAAGAATCACACATGGAAGATGGTAGAGAGTATATGGATTGGGGAGTAATAACCTGTGAGAATAAGGACTGTCTCCATGTACATAACTTAGACTACTCATAAGAAGAGATAATGAAATGACATACAAATATAATTACGAGAACGCAACAGAGAAAAGACAGGCTCAAAAAGAACAAGGAAGAAACAATATACCTAAAGAAGACGGACAAGTTCTACATCCAGAACACCTATGGAGACACGAACATTTACAGGTGTTACAACGAGCCGCCCTGATGGGAAACGTAGAGAGATGTAGAGAGATGATACTAGAATTGCCTGAGTATCAAAGAAAAGATATGACAGAGATGATGATTAAGTCAGTCGCTGAAATGGGTAGAGTGTTAGACCTGTA